GGTCGCTAGCGCCGTTGCTAGGAATGTCTTTGCCCAGCTCTCTGCCATTTTCTTTAAGTCGCTCATTAGCTTCTCCTTCGAGGTTGAAATAACTGCCATCTTTGTCTCCCAAAGTTGTGAATGAAATGTGGAAATGCGAGCGGTGAGGGTTAGCGCCTTTGTAAGCTCTGCGCTTCCATCCCAGTATCGGACTCATAATCTTTCCATCGTAGATTATGTATTTGATTCGCTTATCGCCCTTCTTGGCTAACTTGCGAATCTTCTCAACGAGCGCGTAAGCCTCCTCTTTGTGAGCTGATAAATCAGCATCGATATCTAAAGCTCTAACGATTCCATCGATTGGTATATGGTCAGAACTGCCTTTAGCAAGGTGTCGAGCGTCAGCAATCCAGCCATCAGACTTCCTATCGCGATCAGGATAATCATCATCTATTTGCTCCCGAAGCTGAACACCAGCCGCGCATAATTTAGGCAAGGCCAAGAGCTTTCAAATCATCAGCATCTAAACCAAGTGCTGCAAGTTTGGCTTCGGCTGCCGCTTTTTTTGCTGCTGCCTCTGTTTGTGCTTTTGCCCTGGCTTCTGATTCTTCTTGAACGCGGTCTAATTTTGTTAATTCTTCATCGTTCATTTCTCGCTCAACGACTTCGCCAGTTTCTGCATTATGTATTTTTATTGTTGGCATTATTTGACTCCATATAGGGTATAAGTTCCAGCAGCAAAAGTGCTTGCTGCTGCATTGATACTTAGGTTAGATACGGCTGCGGTCGAACGGCTAACCCATTGAGCGGAATCGGAATTGTTACCACCAGAGGCCATAAGATTGTAAATTTTTCTGGCTGTAGTATTTGCGTAGTTATAGATATAGCAAATAATTTGGACTTGCGATGCGCCGACTCCGTTATAACTTGGATAAATGTTGCCAGTATTTAATTGAGTAATTGTATTTATCACAGCGTTATTTGTTTGACTTTCTAAAATATATCCATCAAAATTATTGCCTGAGTCATCGTCTAGTAAAACAGTTTGATCGGGAGCATTAATTATTAAATATAAATCCACATAAGCGCTACTAATTGAGCTAATTGTTACTGCTGCCCCAGATAGCGAACCGCTTGCTAATGAAGTAAAACCTGCGGCGCTCGAAGGCGTTGCCCAACTTGGAACTCCAGCTGCGACTGTTAAGACTTGCCCCGAAGAACCAATGGCTAATCTAGTGTTGGTGTTAGCAGTAGCTGACCGATAAGCAATATCGCCAGTCGTAGTTTCAGGATTAAGGTTTTTAGTTGTCGTATCAATTGAACTGCCAAGGGTTCTTATGGCCGCTGCGCCATCCTTAACTAGATCTGTATCATCTGGAGTATCCCAGCCATAATTAGTTGTCGTTGCCATTTAATCTCCTATGCCACAATTGTAGCGTTGAGCCAGTCCAAAGTCGGGCTTATTGTATTCCAAGTCTCGGTCGCTGGGACTGAGTTCCATCTGAACGCCTGAAGGCTGAAAGCAATAGGCGATACATTTAGAGTTAGGTTTAGCTGATTTAGGCTGGCAGTCCAAGTCCATCCTTCGACAAATCCTTGAAATTCTCCACCGACCATATTGGCTGGCAAGTTGATGATATTAAGCGGTTGGCCCATAAATACGCCAAGAAGGTTATTTCGGTCTGAATTGTCGATTTCACCGCTAGCTAGTGGAAAGGTTATCTGGCGTAGGGCAAATTGAGGATAAGCGCGGATAAGTAGATAGAAGGCTGCCTGAGCCTCTGCATCCCCTTGATTGCGAAGTGTGGTCGATATGGTAGAAGCAAGAAGCCCATAGTCGGATATTGACGCTGCATCCTCATCAGTTACTTCTGCGCCTGAAGTTCCATAACTGATAGTAATTGAATTTCTTACATCGCCAGCGCGCTTAACTATTGAAAGAGCTGGGCCGATGGCGTGATTTCCATCTAAATCAATATAGCCGTTAGCTGCTAGATATTGAGATCTATGGGTTGAATCTGCATACCCGATTCGGCCCTGAGAATCCTCATATAAATAACCAAGGCCGCTAGTCGCAAAGCGAGAAGCAAGGCTATAAACTGTATCGTCTAAATTATTCTCGGAGTGCAGCTCATAATCCCCTGGAATATCAATTTCACCTAAACCGCTATTTTCTGCATCCTGCCATTGAGTAGTTGGGTCATAGCCGTTCCAAGTCTCGGCAGCTGGGACTTCATTCCATTGGTCAAATAAAACTGTCTCAAGTAATTCTAAAATTCTATCGCCGTCAAATTGATGAGCAAAGTTTCCGATATAGACGGCGCGATTGAGTCGGGCTAAAGCTCCTACTGCTGTTATCTGAATTTTTTGGCTAGTGGCAGTTGAGCCAGAAGTCTGGACTGTTATGCCTAAATCGGTGATAAAGCCCCCAAATAGATTTACATAAACCGCGCTAGTATTTTGGACTTCAATAGTAACTGCATCATTAATCTCAAATGGAACTGATGCTTCAGCAGTTTCAATTAAGGTTAAACTGCAATAGCCAGCGAGAGGCTGCTGATAAATATCATCGCGACCAGAGGTAATAGTAAGTCCGCTAAGTGTGGCGCTGGTAACTGTAGAGCCATTGACCTTAACTCGATAGACTGGACTCCAAGCGGTCATAAGATTAGTTGATCACCGCCGCCGCCAAGTCTGCGGCTGCTGTTATTTAGAGCAAGCTGGACTGCTCGGCTAAATCCTTCTTCATCAATAACTGATGGAGAATTTACATTAATGATTACATTGCCGCGCTGATTACCTGCAACTGTCGCAGCAACATCAAAATTGCCAGTGCCTCTTAAGCTCTTAAGGAAATTTGCTTCGCTTACTTGCTCAATTAGTGTTTGAGTTGGCGCTTGAGTTGCTATGCCACTGCCGTTAGTAGTTAAGCGCGAACCTGATAAACCTGCATTTCGCTCTCGTTCGAGTTGTTTAGCAGCTTGATTTTGAGCTGCTGTCGATCCTGTCCCACCACCTGGAAAAAATAAATCTGACCTTTCTCCTTGAGTATTATCGCCGCCAAAAGCAGCATTAGCCCCAGCTAAAACGGCAGCTCCAAGAGCTACTGCGCCGACTCCAAGTAATGGGTTTAATGCAAAGGCTTGCGCCACTCCAGCCACCAAAGCAGCTGCTCTTAATTTATTTAAAGCACTTCTCAAAGTGGTTATAAGCAAAATAATTGCCGAGACACCTGCGGCGATTTTATTAGCCACAAATACTCCTGCAAGAACTGCGCCCAAAACCATCAATTCATCTTTTAATCTTATGACTGTATCTATAAATCCTCTTACTTTTTTGCCCCATTCAACTGCTGTCTGTTGAGAATCAGTCAAAGATTCATCAAGGCCGCCAGAACCAGTAAGGCCAGCAATAAATGCTTCCAAAGCTGGAATAAAGTTTTCTAATATCCAAGCCGTCAATTCTTGAACGACTGGGAGCAAAGCAGCGCCAATAGATTCTTTGGCTTCATCAAGAGCAATCTTGACGCGTTCCATTTGCTTCTGTGTGCTTTGTGCTTCATTTTCTGAAAAGTTGCCAAAGGTGCTAGTAAGTTGCTGGAAGGTTGTATCAAAATCTTGCGACTTTAGATCAGCTGCATCAATGCCCAGACCTAATTTGCCAAGGGCTGTGGTATTGCCATCATAAGCTCTACCTAGCGCGTTAGTAACTGTCTCTAATGGCTTGCCCGTTGCTGCACTTAAATCTAATGCTAAATTTAGCAACTTTTGAGCATCTTCAACATCGTTGGTCGAGCGAACTAATCGGCTAAACGCTGGACGCAATTCATCATCGGTAATACCAGCAGCGATAGAAGTCTGAGTTATGTATCTTTCAACGCCTTTAATTTGAGCATCTGTTGCTGCTGTAGTGCTGCGTATAGTCTCGGCTAATTTAAGTTGAGCTGCTTCATCTTCGGCTGCGGCCTTAACTGCACTAATTGCAAATGCGCCAATAGCTGCCCCAGCGGCAGCAAAGGCAATAGCAGCCTTCTTGCCAAATTCAGCTGCGCGCTCGCCAATAGAATCAATGTCTTTAGATCCTGCTTGCAACTTCTTTTGAAAGTCTGCCGTATCTGCTAGAAGTTTAAGCGTTAAGGCTCTTGAATCAGATGCCACTTATGCCCCACTTATCTAGTATTTTATTAAAGGCTCTAGTCCATTGTGCCACAATATTCTTTTGCTCTTGGCGTAAGGTTGGATAAATAAACCATCCGCGAGAGCCGCGCCCCTGTCTGCCAGAGTAAGCAGGGAATTGCTTAAATTTATTAGAACCGAATTCAAAGCCAGCCCAAAGCATTTGAGTATTAGCCCCACCGCTAAATCTTTGACTAGCAAAGCCATATTTAATTTCGCCAGTAGTGCTGGTCTTAGATACTTTAGATCCACTAACAATTCGGTTAATGGCTTGTTGGCCTTTAACGCGAGTAGAAGCTTTGGCAGCAATTTGTTGCTGAAGATAAGTGGCAAGGGCATTAGAACTTTGGCGAGCCTCGGCTTTGGCTTCATCACCTAAAACTGAGAAGGCTTTATAGACTTGCCGAAGCTCTGTTCGGTCAAATGCTGAGACTTCTTCAGCCATTGCTATCTCTCTCCTTTACCAGCTCGACTGCCGTTGCTACATCGTCCCAATCATCCCAATACTGCATTGGAATACCAGTCTTAAGAGCAACTATTACTAATAGCCGCCTTACGCTGTCGGGCTATGGCTTTTGGGTCATCGTTGCCTGTCTTAATGTCGGCAACTGTTTCCATCCATATCTCAAAGCTCTTCACTTGCTTACCAGCGTTCTCGCGCTTATAAGCGTTATAGGCCAAGAACATTAAGTCCCAGATTCCTATATTTTCTTGAGCCTTGGTAATAGTGTGTCCAGTTGCCTTTTCCCACTTAGCCCACTCTGGTGGTTGAGCAATATAAGTTGCTAATTCGCCAGAGTTATATTCAATTGTGATTGATAGTTTCATAGCTCCCGATGCTCCGATCTATTAGGTGTAAGACTCTGCTGGTTGTCCAATTACTGTCAATGTCCAAGTGTCTGTCAAAGCCCCAGGAGCAGCTCCGCCAGCGGTTGGGAATATTGGCAATACTTGGAATGTGAATGTCGCTCCAGACGCAGCGGTAAATACTACTGAAATACCAGTATTTGGTGCAGATTCTGCAACACCCCAGAAAATTTCAAATAGTGATCCTGCTGCGCCCCAGTCTTGCAGAAGTTCAAGTGTAAATGTCCATTGCTTATCAACGGACTTATAAGCGCGACCATCAAGAGTCTGATAGGTCTCGATAATGGTTTCAGCGGATAAAACTGCTGAAGTCGTTTGAGCGTCAAATGAGTTGCCTCCAATAGTGAAGGTCACATCGCGCCCAGTTATTACTGTTGTTGGCATTTGGGTCTCCTATGCGG